TATTGCTGTAAGTGATTGAGTTCCACCAACTCCCAAAGTAACAGCTAAAACACTGTTATCCGCTTTACTATCTCTACTTTCATCGTCACCGTTTGAAATTCTAATCTCATTCGCTGAATAATAAGGAAAGTATTCTGGCTCAATAGCTTTAGCATACTTCAAAGGAATAATTGAATAATCATTACTAGGGTTAATCGGTGCATACCAATTATTAAACAACTCCTTAAACGTTTCCTCAATTACTAACCTTTCATCGCTTGTAATAGCGTTGTAGTAGTCAAAGGCATCTGCAATCTCTTTAGATGTTCCCAACGTTCCAGCAACTCTTAAAAGTAGCACAGGAGGTATTAAGAATTGATTAATAATGATGTCACGGCTTGAATTTTCTGTATATTCGTAAAGACCGTCATAATTCTGTATCTCAACTTTTTTAAGTTCGATAATTTCTTCATTACTTTCACGCTCGACAATCATAATTGTTCCTGCACCCTCACCACCTTGAAACTGTCTAAGATTTTCGTCAAATTCATCTTGTGCCTCGTCGCTTTCTTGTTTACCCATAACAAGTAAATGTGAAGCCATAAAGTTTTTAGCACTTATAGAATGTTTAAACTTTTTTAGTTGCCCCTCAGTAAGCATGTTTTCTAGAATAGCATCTAATGGAGAAATAGGATACCCCTCTTCATTACCGTTGTAATAGAATAGTTGACCTTTGTAATTTTCCCATCCAACCGCTTCTCCCTCACGAATAGCATTATCAGGATTGTACACTCCGATTTTATCAATTAATTTTTCATCAACCGACTTTCTCTTAACGTTCCCCCAGTCGTCGTAAATGTCAAACATTCCCTTATCCATGCTTCGTCTAACATATTCAAAAGGCACTACATGACTAGATATTTTTTGCCCTAGTCCGTTGTAATTTACATGAATAGCAAAACCTCCAAAACGTGAAAAGTCTTTGATTAAACGTCTTAAAAATGAATCAATCGTTTGACTATCATTTATTTTAGACTTATAAAATGTTAAGTCTTTAAACCCACCACCAAAAACAAACTTATCTTTTAATTTTAAGCAAGTCTTAGATGTTGGACTATCATTAATTATGTCTATTACCCTTTGCGGATATTTGTTATCAAAGTCATACGGATAGATATTTAAGGACTTATTTTCCTTGTAATCTAAACGTGGCTCGACTTTAATAGCGGTTGCTTTAAGCTTTGCCATTTACTACCTTTTTTGTTCTTGGTTTACGTGCTTTCTTTTCAAGTCCTACAATTACCTTCCAATCTTCAGGGTAGGAATCGAAGTAAATAATTAAACTAGGGTCTAATTTTAAAGCCTCCTTTATTTGTTCATCATTCGATTGCTCACTAAGATGAAAACCAAATTTGAATGAACTAACTAACTTTCCTTTTTTAATTTTGAATTTTTGCTCCATTTTATCTTTGAATTTTTGATTAATATTGTTTGATTTCAACATAAAAAACAAGTCTTCTAAACATGAACATTTAGGCTTTTGATTTAACGAAATTCCATAAAGTATAATGTTTAGCTTATTAGCGTTTTTCCACTCGATAGAATTGTATTTATCACGCCAAATATTCTTTGTTTTTTCGCTTTGCTTAACTATGTCTAATAATGTTTCCATAAAAAAAGGGTGCTATAATTAACACCCTTAAATTTACTAATTATTTTTGATATTACAATAAACCTTCTACTACTGCTTTAGTTGCCGCATAAGATGTAATGAATAACGGATTTGGTAACTTAGCTTCCTTATTAACCTTAGTAGTTAACACGAAATGGAAAGCTCCCTGAGTTGCTTCATCGTTTGCCGTCCTAGTTAATTCAGAGAATTCTAAACCAGTTGTTAAACCGTACACTTCAAATGCTGAATTTCCTGAAGTTCCTTTAAAGTAATTCTCAACAATTACTACATATTTACCGTCTTTAGCTGAATTTAATTGAGCTTTAATGTCTGGTGAAATATCAAAACCTTTGAATGTAACCGTATGGTCAAACATATTAAAGAATCCTACATCAACTAAACCTGTTACAGGCTCTATTGAGTTGTTTTTTCCGTCAATGTAGAAAGCTGAAGCACCAGAGTTTAAAACAATATCCTCTACTATTTCACCACCTGCTTCATAAGATACTGAAGCAATGTCTGCTTTATTGATTATCCATGCTCTATCTTCTGTACCACCCTGTAATGGAGTAGCACAAGACTTTGCTATACTTGCATTTATTTTACCGCAAATTGTTGCCATTTTTTATGAGTTTAAAAAGGGGAGTTTTTACGCTCCCCTAAATGATTAATATTAGTAAGCTACTTGTACTAAGTGGTCAATTAACACTTTAGCATCCATAGTTAACGAGAATTTTAAGTAAGTCTTGTTAGCTGTTTTGTCATACCAAACATCAGTTTCAGTTAAACTTCCTGACTCTTCAGCACCTAATTGTAAATTAGTTTTAGTAGTCAAGATTGCTCTGTGAGGTAAGTAATATTTAGTTCCATTATCGTAAGAATTTTTGATAATTCTATCTAGGAACGGGAAACCTAATACTTCGATTCCGTCTGATTGAAGAACAGTGATACCATTTTCAAGTCTTTCAGTTGTGAATGCTTGATTAGCCGCTTTCAATTCTTTTGCGTATTGGTCTGCAACCGATTGCGTAACGATGTAAACTAAGTCAGTTTGCTCTCTCAATCTCATGTCAGCATCATAATACATATTCTGCAAAGCATTTGTTACTACTTTGTTAGTTGTATCTGTTGATGTGAATTTTTGAGCCGCATAAGATGCTTGACCATTTCTTGACGCTAAATCAGTAGTCAATCTATTTGCGTCTGCTGTTGCAATTGCAAAAAGTTGTTTAAAGAATCCATTGATTTTGTTGAAGTAAAGAACGTCTGTTCCACTTGTTAAAACTCCAGCAGGTGAAGCATCAACATCAGCCGCATCTTTATCCCCAAAGTAAGCTAAACGATAAACAGTTTCAACGATTGCATCTTTTACCAACTCCTCTAAGTAAATTAAAAGGTCTGTTGATGTCAAGTCACCTTTTGCAATACCTTTGTTTAACCCCCAAATAAAGAAAGTTTCTTTTAAGTCTGTCCAACAAAAAGGAAGCCTATCAGAAATTGTCGCTGGATCCCAAAACTTCTCAGTATTTGTAATTCCATTTGTTGCATCTGTCTCACCACAAGCGTTTGTCCCTTTACCTAAGTAACCGTTCAATCTACCTAAGATTGCAATTTGTTTTTTTGCTACAATACCCTCAGCTAATGAGTGAAATTGTGCTATTTCAGGTTTTTTAAAACCACCTATGAATAGAGCCTCAGAGATTGACTTAATCTCATCTCCATTCCATGTTAAATCTGATGCTGTTATTACCGCCATTTTTTCTATTTATTATTTATTTGAATACAATCTTTGTTTACGCTCTTCGTAGCTTTCTACAGTTGGAGTTTCTACCTTTCTAAACGTTTGAGCAGAAGCTGGAGGAGTGTAAGAACTTCCTTTTTGTGCTAACTCTTCTAACTTAGCTAAAGCACTTTCTGAAACTGTTTTAAGTTCAGAGATTTGAGCTTTTAAACTTTCGTTTTCAGCTTTCAACTGTGCTAACTCTTCATTTTCAGGTTCAACAGCTTCTTTGATTTCTGAAACTAAACCATCAACTACAACGATAACTTGACCATTCTCAGCAACAAACTCAACTGTTCCCTCGATAGCGTTACCGTCAATCATTGCTTCGTCACCTACTTGCAAATCTTCGAATGGAGTAATTAACAAACCTTTGTCTGTTGGAATCTCCATTGCTAAAGCTTTACGCTCGTTTCCTTCTTCTTTTCCAGTTAAGACTGCCATTGCTAAGGCTAACCTTTCTGAAAAACTTTTACTTTGTTCTTTCATATTTGATTTTTGATTATTAAATAAGGCAACCGCCTTTCTCTCCATTTTATCAATTACTTTACTAGCGAAGTTTAGCTTTACTGCTTGTTCATCAGTTAAATGCGTTTCAACTTGCATAAGGCTTGAAAGTATATCTTTGCTTAACCCCGTAGCTTTTGAATACATAGATTCCATTTCACTTTCAGTCTTTTTAATACTATCACTCATTCTTTTAAGTGTGTCAGCATCACCACTCACACCCATAAATAAAGGGTTGTGTATCATGTATGTAGTTCCCTTTTCGATTAAACGATTTTGAAGCGGTACAGCCAAATGAATTTCAGTAGCTATACTTGCACATAACTCACTAGCAATAGTAAAGCAATTAGGTACATTTTTAAGCAATTCAGCTATTTGACGACCAGTATCAACAAAGCCACCTTCTGAATTAATATAAACGTTAACCCTTTCAGAATCTTGAATGCTAGATAATTGTTGCACTACATCAATGACCTCAACACCCTTTTTAATAAGGTTACCATTGTCATCGTAGTTGCTACCAATTTGACCGATTATATAAACATTTCCAATCATATAACTAAAATTACTTAGTATAATAGTTGTATTATTGAACTTAAATTGTCATATTTGCATAAATATTTAAGACATATAGTTATGACACCAAAGGAAAAAGCAGAAGAGTTAGTAAATTATATGCAATCATCATTATATAGTGATGGGTGGGAAGATTCAAAACAATGTGCATTAATATCAGTAAATGAGATATTATTATTAGGTAAAAAATTACCTTTAGAAGTTTTAGAATATTATTTAGAAGTAAAAAAAGAAATAGAGAAATTATGAAAAGTTTAACAATTACAAACGAGGATAACATGGAATTAATGGCTCGTTATCCTGATAACTTTTTTGATTTAGCGATAGTTGACCCGCCTTATGGAAATATTGATGCAATAGGGTTGAATGATAATAAAAATAAGGGTAAGCAAGCAACTAAAAGAAAAGGGTATCATTTATTTGAAAATATAGCTCCAGATAATGAATATTATTTAGAACTTGAAAGAGTTTCTAAAAATCAAATAATATGGGGGGGGTAATTTTTTAGGTTTATGCGGTGGAGTTATTGTGTGGAATAAAAATGGAACTGCTTTTGGAGAAGGTGAAATTGCTATTTGCTCAACACATAAAAGTGTACAAATTTTTGAGTTTACTTGGAATGGAATGCTTCAAGGTGATATGAAAAATAAAGAAACTCGTATTCACCCAACTCAAAAACCAGTCGCATTATACAAATGGATTTTAGACAAGTATGCTAAACAAGGTGATAAAATTTTAGATACGCATTTAGGTTCAGGAAGTATTGCAATAGCGTGTCACGATTACGGATTTGAGTTGACAGCTTGTGAACTAGACAAAGAATACTACGATAAAGCAATGGAAAGAATAAATAACCACGTATCACAACAAAAATTATTTTAAAAATTATGAAAAGTTTAACAGAAAGAAAGGTTATCGAGTGGGCAACCGAAAGAGGTCTAGTCAAAGAAGAAAACGCAACAAAGCAGTTTATAAAGCTAACAGAAGAAGTAGGAGAGTTAGCAAGTGCTTTACTAAAGAAAGACCCTTACGAAACTATTGACGCAATAGGGGATATTAATATAGTATTAATTATATTATGTGAGCAATTAGGACTTAACTATAAAGAGTGCTTAGAAAGTGCGTATAACGAGATTAAAGATAGAAAAGGTAAAACGGTAAACGGTACATTTATTAAGGAGTAATTATGGAAATAACTGAAATAAAAAGTTTTACTCAAGGATACGATTTAATTTATATTGATATAGCAAATAATAATATAAATGATTTTTTTGAGTTTTTTGAGTTTGCAAAAGAGAAAGGATATACAGAAATAAAAACTGAGATTTCTGAACATTCATCTAAGATACGTTTAGCCTGTAAAAGGAAATATACAAAAGAAGAATTTAAACAAGTGAAAATTGATATGTGGAGAAAGGATATAGAAATAGCAACTGAACAATTAAATAAATTATTAGAAGATGAAAATTAATGTATTAGGTTTAGGGGAAACTTTAAACCATTTCAAAGAAGATGGAAACATCACAATAGGAGTGAATGATATTCATTCACGTTTTAAAACAGATTATGTTGTTTGTGTGGATCATCCAAGTGTATTCGATTCTAAAAGATTTAGAAGCATAGCATCTACAAAATGCAAGGGGTTTTATTCTCAAGTTAACGACTGGCGTGATGTTATTAAACCTTTTAATTTTATTCAATTTAATGCTGGTCGTGGAGTACTTGACGGATTAGATAATGATAAGTTTTGCTACTCTAATAACTCACCTTACGTTGCTTGTATATTAGCTTATAAGTTAGGTGCAAAAGAAATAGTACTTTGGGGGGTTGATTTTAACGACCACCCACATATTAACGGTAATTCAAGAGATAAAGCTTTAAATGATTATAAAGAACTTTACAAAGAATTGAAAAAACGAGGTGTTAATCTTTCAGTTGGTCACACAGATAGTTCACTTTCAACAATTTTTCTTCCTTTAAAATAACTAATCGAATCACCTAATTTCGCATTTTCATATTCATCAATAAATCCTTGTAACTTTTCATCCGACCAATTACCTCGACTAGCTGAATTATTGAACTTATTGTGTATGTCATTTCTAACCATACTATAATGATGTAACACACATTCGTTAATATCATACACTTTAAAGCTGTTCATTGTGTTAACTCTTACACTAGGGTCGGTTAATACTGGATAATCATTCCTTTGAGATATACAAGTGTTATCATACATTTTATGAACAAAAGGCATATAGTAATCTTCAGGAGGTTCAACTCTCCAATTATCACGCTTGTAATACGTGTACATCCTTGTAAATGTCACGTCAACATCTTCATTCAATGCTTTCTGAATGTCATCATAACTATACACATGGTCAACTGCTGAAAGTATGAAGTGAGTAGCTCCCAACTTCCTAGCTTCTCTAATCATTCGATTATGTTTTCTTCTTTCGTTTTCCTTTGTGTTTAAATTAAGTTCCGTATGATAAAGAAATTTGTGAGCGTGAAAAGGCTCTAATTCTTTTAATACGTTTTCCTTTTTGTTTCCAGTATTTGAAACTTCTTGATAGCAAATAATTACATCGTCAACAAGTCCAGACATTTTAGCAAATGAGTGTTTTAGTTGCTCTATACCGTTAAAGTATGTGTAACAAAGTATTAATTTTCTCTTATCCATCTCGCAGGGCTTCCAATGTAGCAACCTTTCTCAATCATTCTAGTTTGCTTAGTTATAGTTGTGTTCATTCCTATCATACAGTTTCTAGGTATTATTTGCCTTTGATGAACAACTGAAGCAATACCCATATTTACATTTTCATCGATAGTTACATGACCACCAATAACCACATGAGGGGATAAAGTAACATTATTTTTAATGGTTGCATCGTGTCCAATATGTACGCCTTTCATTATAAAACAATCACTACCTATAATTGTAGGCTTTTCAGTTCCTGCGTCAATTGTACAATGTCCTGTTATAATAGTGTTATCTTTAATTACTACACCTTTACCCTCTTTACCCCAAAATCTTTTACTTTCTGCAGGTGCTCCGATAATACAGTAAGCTCCTATTGTAACGTTGTCACCAATTGTAACATTCGGGTAAATTATCGCTGTTGGATGAATCATAAACTTTTATAAAAATTAAAACTTTCATTATCTACTAAAGATTTAAGCACTTGTAAATCTTCATCATTTTCAGTTAACAACATTCTGTTGTGTCCTGAGCCACCACATAACCCAATACCGTGTTTAATCCCTACTGATATAGGAACTTCAGGCGTGAACGTTAACCCTTTGTGTTTTTTCCATAGGTGCAAATCTAAGAAAATATCATTGTTATCGCACCAATTTACATTTAGATTAGTATTTATTAAAGTGTTCATTAATGATGCCCTACCCTTATGTATAAGCTTTCTATATTGCTTTTTAAAGATATGATAGTAATACGTATAATCAGTACCTAATAATTCAGGTTTGCCTAATTCCACCCACTTATTTACCATTGTTTCAATATAGTTTTCAGAATAATAGTCGTCATTCTCAATAATCAAAACGCAATCACAATTATTTTTTAATTTATTAAAACCTAGACGAACACGCAAAGTTAAATCGAAGTTATCAGTAGGGTTAACAAAATCCACAACCTCAATAAATGTAGGCTTCATTGTTTGTTTAGATAACATTTTCAAGCAATGTTTTAACAACTTATATCTATCGTTACGGTCTGGAATAATTACACCTACTTTCATTTAAACTTTTTTAAAATTCTGTAAGTCATTCTCTCGCTTATTCCAAACACATCACTAACATCTGTTATTGCTTGAGTTTTTGCAACCCCATTAAGTAGTTGAAAATTATAAGCGTGATACACCTTTCTGTATATTAAAATTGACGTGGAAACTAAACCAGCTTTTGCCAGTTCAATTAGTTTTCCATTGTCATGTAATTCATCTAAAACCTCTATTGCCTTCATGTTTATAAAGTTAATTAAAAACTAGCAAAGTTAACAACGTTCATTAAACTATTTTGAGCGTTATTAATGTCCTGTACTGCCACGACTGGAGTAGGTAGGTTAGTAATCAAAGAAAGCATTTGATTGGTCATGTTATTTTGACTATCTACATTTGAAGCTACTACACTTGCACTCATTCCGCTATTAAAGTTAACCGCTCCACCACTAGCCATTAAAGGAACGCCACCCGTAGATTGGTTAAGGTTGCTTAATGCACTTATTTTTTGAGTTGCTTTTTTATTAAGCACAAAAAACGCCTCATCCTTTTCAACTTCGATTTTTGTACCATCTGAAAACACACCTTTTGTTCCACCGTTAGCGTGACTATTACCTCCAAATACCCCACCTTTCGCAAATTTCGGTACTGGTTGTGAAGCAATTAAGGCTGTTTGTGTAGCTCCTAATATTCCAGCTATTGCCATTAAAGGAACGTTTGGAATTGCTTGAGTAACACCCACCGCTGTATTAATGATTGAACTAATTAAGTCCGCTTGTTTTTGCTTTTTAAATTGCTCTTCTTTTAATTTAGATTCTTGTTTCTTAAATTGCTTGTCAATGTTTGCCTTTTGTGTTAAATACTCGTTTTCGGTTATTAAGCCATCCTCAAGCTGTTTATTCAATGCTTCACTTTGAGCGTTATAATTTTCAGTTACCAAATTAAGCTCTTTAGTTAAACGTGATTGTGTAACTTGAAATAATGCACCGCTTAATTGATTAGCACTATTTAAAGCCACCGTTGTTTGTTTTTGTAGCTTTAATTGTTCAGCTGTTAATTCCTTTTCATTCTTAACTTCTGTGGCTGTGAATTTTTGGTCTTCTACATTCTTAACATCTAGTAAAGCCTTTGCCCTAACCTTATCCGCTTCAGCACCTACTAAATTGTTTAACTCAATTTCACGTTCAGCATTTTCACGAATGATACGTATTTTTTCATCCTGAAAAGCTTTAAACATTTGTTGTTCATTCGATAAACCAGCACTATTTTTTAAGTTAAGTTCAGCATTAATTAAAGCTAATTCATCAGCTGTTTTTTGCTCGTTTGCTATCCTATCTAAATTATGTTGTTTTTCTTTATCGATTAACTCATTGTCTCTTTTAGTTTTTAAAGTAGCGAAATCATTTTCAATTTTTGCTTTGTCAAGTTCAAACGATTTCTTTAATTCAGCTTGTATTTTTAAGTTACCTTCATTCTCTTTTAGCTCCCTATCTAAATCAACTTGTAAACGTGTTAAGTCATCCTCTTTCTGTAATTCGTCAAGTGCCGTTAACTCTTCATTCTTTTGCTTTTCTAATTCAATTAAAGCATCCGTATTATTTTTATTCAATATAAATAAAGCCTCATACTTAGATTCAATAATTGCTAATTGGTTTTCATTAGTCTTATCTTCATTATCTAGGATAATATCGGTTAACGTGTTTTGTAAAGCTATTAATTTCTCATTTGCTTCTTTTGTTTTTTGAATACGTTCTTTTCTTAAACTTTCCTCTTCACGTCTTAATGAATTAATATTTACAAGTTGTTCAGATTGTTGTCCTGCTATACGTTCTTGAATATCTATAATTTGTAATTCAGCTTCAGCTCTAGCATCTAGTAACTCAGTTGATTCTCCCTCTAAATCTATTTTTTTATTGACTAAATCTAGTTCTTTTTGTGCAATAGATAACTCTTTAGATGATTGTTCGGCTAATAATTTACCTAAATCTTCATTTGCTTTATACCTTTCTTCCATACTTCTAGCTTCGTCATCTCTAATTTGGCGTAACTTTTCAGCATCTAATTGATATTGTAATTGAATTTTCCTTTGTTCACGTCTTAACTTAACTAATTCAGCTTCTCTATTAGCTATATCATTAGTCGTTTTAAGTAATTCTTTAGAAGCTTCGTTTGTATCTCTAATACCTTTAGCCATTGATTCGAAACCTAGAAAATCTAAAGTACTTGCTAAACTTTGACTTAATGCGTCAATCCCCTTAGATACCGTTTCAAAAGCTTTCACAAGGTTATTTACTAAAAACTCTGCAAATGGTCGTATAGCTTTCATTAATGAAGAAACCAATCCACCAATTAAGGTAAATAGCTTATTCATCTTATTACCTCCTTCTTCTGTTTTTGTAAATGACTTATAAAGCGTAGCAAGAACCCCAACTATTCCAGCTATTACTAACACTACTGGGTTAGCAAGTAAAGCCTTTAAACTAGCACTCATTGACTTAATTGAATTGGTAGCTTGACCCGTTGCTCCTGGAATTTGATCTAAAGCATTTGTCATGTCACTTGTTGCACTGTTTGACTTTTCAATACTTTTCTCGAAATCTTTTACTTCTTTAGAAGCTTGTTTAAAACCAATCGTTTCTCTTGGGATTTCTTTTAAACCACTTTTTAAATGTTGTATTGCTTCAACTGAATCATTTGATGAATTTGTGAATCCTTTAATAGAATTTTCAATTTTATTTATTTTATCATCTAAATCTTTTGCTTCTGAAGAACTTGTTTTAAATCCAATAGGATTATTTTTTATAGCTTCTTGCTTTACCTTTAAGTCAGATAGTGTTTTATTCAGTAGTTCGATTGTTCCTGACATTCCCCTTGTGGCTTTCTCGTAGTCACCAACAGAACCCGTATAATTACCCTGAGCCTCTTGAATTTCATTAATCGACTTCTTTAAAGCTAAATTATTCCTTTGAAGCTCTCCACCTATCTCGTCATTTTCTTGTTGTTCTTTAGAAAGATTTGCATAAGCTATAGACCCAGCTTTTAAAGCTTCTCTCATTTCAGCTAAAGAACCAGTATTTTTTTTGTTTAGTCTTTCGTTTATTTCAATAGCACTTGCATTATCTTTAAGTTGCTTTGACGTTGCTCTAATCTCATTTGATAGCTTAGCATATTCAAGTGTATTAGTGCCTGAGGAATCTTTTAGTTCTTTTTGTTTTGTCTTTAATACCTTTAGCCTTTCACTAGCTTCTTTTGCATTTTTTTCTAAATCTGCAATGTTTAGTTTTACGTCGAATAATACGCTTCTTTCTGCCATTTCTTATAATCTTATTAGCTCAACTTGAGCAATGTTATTTTTATAGTTTTCAATTTTGTTAACGTGGAAATATCCGTCAATGTTAAATTTAGCTGAATAAATCCAAACTGGAATGAATGAATATCTAATTGTATTCAAATCTAAAGGGGTAATTTTTACTATTGCATTTATTACCTTAGCATCAATAGATATTTCCTCAAGCACATTAAAGTAATTATCTTTTAAATACTCAAAGTTTCTAAAGACCGCAAAAGGTACATTTGTATTATTTGTCGTACTTCCTAAAGCATCTGAATAAGTTATATTGTAAGGAGTGTTTTTAGTGTCTAATTCTAGTACTCTCCATGGTGCATTTTGAAATTCATAATTAGAATTGATGCCATTTATTAAGCAAATAGTTTCATCGTTATAACCTTTGAAAGTTCTAGTCATTTCGCTAGATAGTTGAACTAAATTAGTTTCATCTTTTAAATTTTCATTATCAACATCAAAGTAACTATTACTATCATTAGGCAAAGTATCACTTTCTTTGTACTTCAAATTATTTCTTTTAGCAATGTTAGGTAAAGTAAACCCAACACTTTCGACACCTATTAATTTATTGCTCCAGTCAATAGCTATCTTCTTATTTTCAATTAATTCATCCAAATAATTAAACGTTACTTTCTTAATGTAGTTATCGGTATTAATCATTATTTGATAGCTATTAATAACCTCCTTAATTACATCAACAACCTTCATGTTAAATAGGTTGCTAACCTTTAGATCGTTACCATAAACTAAACTTCCATTTGATTGAAATTTTAAAACACTCCTATCTGTTTTTTCGCTATTTAATGAAGCGTAGAATGACATTGCAAATTCAGATGGAATATTATCATGTTGGTGAACTTTAGCATACACAACTACTCTGTAAGTCCTAGTGCTTAAAAATGTCATTAAAGGACTTTCGATAGTAATATTAATGTAGTCGTCAAGTGAGGCAAACGGCTTCAATTTTGTTTCGACTGTAGGCAAACTAATTTCTTTAATAACGACATTTAAGTCGTCCATTATTTTGACTACGAAATCTATATTTCTTGTTTTTTTACTTTCAAAAATGCCGTAATTTTCTGTAGCTCTCCAAAACCAAGACAATTCCCCATTAAATGAAAGTGTTCCAAATCTATTAACAGTTGGTGCAAATTGGTTAGATGCAAATTCACCACTTTGAGGTGTGTCAAAAGTAGGGTTTTTAGTTGTTGTAGTTATAGATGTACCCTCAGCCACAGATACAAAGTTCCAATTCCAACTATTTTGGGCGTTATTATTTAATTCAAACTCTTCAATATCAGCTTTAAAGTTGTTAGGGGTTATAACTATATCACTTTGTAAATTAGCTTCTATTTGATAATTGGTATAATCGCTTATCCTTTCTAGTAAGTCATTAAATTTAAGGCATGGTAAAAGCTCCCTAGTATCAACTGATGGGGTAGTCGCAAACATTGTACTATCTTCACGCCACTTAATTAATGGGAATACTAAAGGGCTTGTTTCATTTATTACATTAGTTCTACTCCAAACGATTGAAGGCTCATCTAAATATAAGTCACTAACTTTCAAATCTCCTAAAGCTTTTATAAAATCTAAATTACCAGTAAATATATTTAATGTTATATCGTCACTTGTTACCGAACTAATAACACAATAGGCATTACTAACAACTTCCACTCCATCCTCTTTAAATGTAGCTTTAACAACTCTATAAGGCAATGTACTTGAACTTGTAACCAAATTTACATGGTTTAAGGCGTTCATATTCTTCTTAGTCACTGGAATAGTGAACGTATTTGTAAAGTCACCAGTTCTAGTTGTTAAGCTAGTTATATCTGAACTAAGAATGGTTAAACCTATTCTTGTTCTATTTGATAATTCTAAAGATACATTGTTGACTAAT